CCATTTGTTCAATGTTAGGTTGTGTTCTGTTTTGATTTCTTGAATCTCTAAAAGGTTTGTAGGCAGGGTGCCTATTGATGATTGCGATCACATCTTCCACACTCTGACATTTGGTTGGGTATTTTTTAACACCAAATCTTGCGTTGGGAATGGCGGCAGGCTTCATGTGTGGCACAGTGTCCAAGTTCCAGGTTCTAACCCCAAACAGAGCATTACCTTCCACAGCAAATCTACTTCTGCCATAGTCGGATTCTATGATGGCCATTGCCACCAAGATGTCTCTGGGTATTCTTTGATCAATGGGCAGTGTCCAGTTGATGTAATCTATGCACTTGTTCATTGCCTTAACAAAAGTTTTTGGTCCATTGAAAACAAATTCAGGCTCGTGTAGCCCAAAGTTTTTTGCCATCTCCACCATTCGCTTGTCTTCTTCTTTGCGGATCTTGTCCACAGTGATAGGATTGGGATTGAATGTGCCGTAGATGTATGCGGCAAAAATCACCACAATCACTGCCAACACTTTGTAAAGAAATATCTTTATTTTGTTTATGGTACGTCTTGGAAATGCTTCTCGCAATTTTTCATCCACTGAATCTTTTGCTTTGTTCAGTTTGTCTATCACATACTTTTTATACCAAATAGCCATACAAATAGTATATACTATTTTAGATATAAATCAAGAGCAAATTAACCGCTATTTCTTTGGGTTTTTGAGATGCTCTTTACAAATTTCGTACCAAAATTGTCCGCCTTCCCTGAGCAGTTCATTGTCAGTACGCAGTTGTTCCATTCGTTTGTGGATTATGTTCCATTGATGTTTTGAAAACAATTTGTGTTGTTCGTAGTGCTTGTCTAATCGTAGCAACACATCGTCTATTATTGGGCAGGTGATGTCCGGCACACGAGGCGCCTTTTTCTTCCATTTAGAAAACTGAGAAAGTTTTCTTCTTTTAGGTCGAGCCATAAGCGACTCCTTTCACACAATTATTTAGATATCGGTATGTGAATGTTAAGTGATGGTTTAATGATAATGTTGTGCTTTAAATGTGGGAGTCGAAACTCCCACACCTGATCTGTTCTGTTGCCCGGTAGATCTACCGCCAAGTGGCCGGTATTAAGCGGCAACCAATTCCGCATCAGCGAATACGCTGACAGGAACTGTCACTTCTGGTTTAAATGCGTTTGCATTTATAAGTTAGCCCTTTACAGAGGCCTGACTGGTAAACTCCATGTGTCTTTAAACTCCGGTCGAACCTATATCACCCCCTCGAAATAAACCAGACTATTTCAAATGAGCGATTTTGGTGGAGGTGGTCGGTACTGCCCCGACGTCCCAAAAGTGTATTACACACACTTCAACGCCTACAGTGTATTTAAACAGATATATTGATGAAAGTCAAGAACTATTTTGTTTTGTGCCATCTACCATCAGAACTACGCACTTTGTTTGGATGCTTCACTTCTATGATGAATGGTTTTGTGTCCTTGAATGTTTTACCGTGAGCAAATTTGAATATGTGTCCATGTTTGCTGTCTTCCTTCCAATGATTCTGGAAGTCTTCTATCACTATTTTATTCTTGTAAAATTTTATTGCCATATCATAAACATAGCATATTATTACAACAGTGTCAAGTGATGGTTATTCTTTGATGATCTTGATGTCAGTAGCCACTTCTCTACCTCTGAACTCTTGCAGTTCATATTCAACCACTTCGCCGTCATTAACTTCTTTCAAGTTGGCGGCTTTTAGAGCAGAAATGTGTAGGAACACGTCCTTACCTTCATCATCTGGGGTAATGAATCCAAATCCTTTTGCGGAGTTGAACCATTTAATTTTACCTTTTGCCATATTTTTTTTGTATCTATTTAATATGCTGTATTTAGTGGATTGTATAAAAAATGTGTGTTTGAGTTGCGGATTTTACTCCGCAACCCAGTGCGAAATTACATAGAGTTTTTCTTCTCTTGGATTTCTTTTCTTCTAACTTTAACTGCTTTGCCTAGGATGCCAAGAGCCTTTCTTGCTCTAGCCGCCGCCGCTTTTACACCTTTAGTCTCGAATGCTTCTGACTCTGCGATGTAAGATTCAAACGCAGTTTTTATTTCTTCATGAGTTGCCATGATGTTTCTCCTTTATAACGTTATAAATTTCAGTCCAATCTTTTATTCTTTGAACTGAACTACTGCCTTCATTATACACTGAATTGTGAGGATGGTCAAGAAGCAATGCTACCAAACCCATTCTAGCACCCAATTCAGCATTGGCAGGTTTATCCTCTATCCAAATTGTGCCTTCTGGCAGTTTGGATAATGCTTCATCTTTGTTCGCTCCTGTGTCTAAACATTCTATTTTATGGAACACATCGCCGAACACCTCCTTAAGATTCTGTTCTCTCAATTGGTTGGCTTTAATATCTAAAGTTTGACTGGTAATCACATGAAACTTATAGCCTAACTCTGCTATTTTCTTCACATTTTCAACAGCACCTTCAATGGGGTTTAGATCTTTCATCCAAGCACTTTCATTGAAAACTTTTATTAAAACTTCCATTTGACCTTTGTTCATGTGATAGTTCATGTGCATTTCATAATGATCACTTGCCATTTTGGGAAATCCTTGGTATTTCATCCAAGCATCAAATCCTTGCTCCCATTTGAGCAAAACTCCATCACAATCTATGCCAATAATTTTATTCATTATTTAGGTAATGTGAGACCCGATGTTCCTTGTCTGTATTGTCTCGCCATGCCATCTTCTGTTTCAGCATAACACACAACATTTTTTTTATAGATGTCTATAACAGCAGTTTGTGACACAGTGAACACAAAAGGCCCAAGACCAATTCCTTTTTGAGGAATGTTTACAACTGCTCTAGGCTTTGCTACCTTAATCACTTCTGATTGATCTTCTTCTAATTTAGCAACTACTTCTTCACCACTCATCAATTTGATAGTGATGATATCACCTTGTTTAATATTAGGCATTATGTTCTCCTTGTTTAAAATATTCTTTCAATTGATCGTAACCACCAATCAGTTTGTCATCAAGCAGGATTTGTGGTACACTTCGTACTCCTGGTACTGCTTCTAACAGTTGTTCTTTGGTCCAACCTTCACCAATTTTTCTTTCTTCGTATTCGATTTCTTTTTGTTTTAATAGGCTTTTTGCCATATCACAGTATGGACACATTGGTTTGCTCCATACGATCGCTTTAGTTATCTTTGACATTTGGTATCCTTATTGCTCCTATTCCTTCTTTGTGTAGATCTTTTATTTCTTTATCTGATGCTGTACCGTATATATGGTCATCACGTTCTCCCAGAGATGCTTTGCGAGCCTCATCAGCAAAACGTTCTCCTACATTCTCGCAGTTCTTTTCAACCCATGTCTTCAAATGTTGCAGTGTGGATCTACTGTTGTAGAATGCGGTGTTAGTTTTTTTGCTCTTGCCTTTTTTGGTGCGAAGACTGACATTGGGAGCCATTATGGCTCTTCTTATCAGTGTGTTGTCACACATAGGACAAGCAATCAGTTTCTTATCTTTTTGATCCAAATACGATTTCTCTGATGCGAACCAACCTTCGAATTCGTGATCCTGAGCACACAGTAAATTGTATTTGGGCATTCTTTATTATAACTTCTTAATCGGATTGTGTCAAATGTATTTAATGGTATTGATCGTTTGGATTGATATGTTTGGAATTATCATCGTATCGATCTAGGTAAAGATTAATGCCGATCATTGCGATGCCAAAACCAATCAACCACCAAAGAAAAGCACCTTCTTTGTGAGTCAATAGATACATAAGAACCTGAAGACCATCCATTGTGGAAAAATCAATCATGTTCATGTTACAGTGAGAATTTTTTGAATTGACCTTTTTGTACGTCTTGCTTGATGCCACCCACAATGTAAGACTCTACTTCTGTCTCCTGTGGTGCCACCTGCATACCTTTTGATGACAACCAATGCTGTGTCCAAGGTAAAGGATTTTGTGATGCTGATATATCGTAAATTGGATCATAGCCTAATGCTCTTAATCTTTTGTTGGCAATCCACTCCACATACTGTCCTAGTAATTTTTCATTTAAACCAATTAAAGATCCATCTTTGAACAGATGCTTTGCCCAGGCTTTTTCTTCTTCAACACAGTCTTTGAACATTTGGATCACAATTTTTTCTGTGCCTTTCATTGCTTTGGTCATTTCAGGATCATCACCTTTTTGCCATGCTTTGATCACGTGTGTCGAAAGGTTCAAGTGTGTGGCTTCGTCTCTAGCAATCAATGATAGTATCTTAGCCGAACCTTCCATCAATTTTAATTCACCAAACGCAAAGGTACAAGCAAATGAAATATAAAATCGTAAACCTTCTAATAGATTAACTGTGTTCATTGCCAGATACAGTTGTTTCTTAAGTTCAATCATGTCCACTTTTTTGCCCACAGCATAATCCAAAGCCATTGCTCCGAACTTGTCGTATTCTGCTGTAACTGATTGAGCTCTTTTTAATATCTCTTTGTCATTTAATATTGTGTCAAACACTTCACTGGGATCACTGTAAACATTTTTCATGATGTGTGTGTATGAACGTGAATGAATGGTTTCAAAGAAATCCCAAGTCACAATACAGCCTTCTAACTCTGGATTTGAAACATATGGTAGGAACATAAGACTTGGTCCTCTGCCCTGCACTGAATCCAACAGTGTTTGATATTTTAGATTGCTGGTGAATATGTGTTTTTGTTCTGGTCTGAATCCTTGATAGTCTGCTCTGTCTTTTTGTAATGAAACCTCTTCTGGTCTCCAAAAATATCCTATCATGGTTTGATTCAATTTGTCAAACTGTGGATATTTGAAATCATCATATCTTTGAACACCACCATCTTCACCAAAGAACATGGGCTGTTTTGTGAAATCTATGTTTTGTTTATTAAAAACTGTTTTTGTCATACCTAAATTAATTATCTAATTTTACTTTTTTTCCTATTTTGTCAAGTTTAAATTGTACAGGCGTCACACTCGCCATCTTCTAAATCTGCTAATTGTTCTTCAACTGTGGCTTCACCATTTACACCGTTAATGCCATTGACACCATTCACGTGTCCATTTAATTGTGTAGATTCAATAACTTGTTCAGTTTCGATGCCAGCCGGTTGTACATCTTCTTCTTCACCTTTAAAGTCATAAGTGTTTTGGTAATATGATGTCTTCCAACCATACTTGTATGCTGACAACATATCTTGAGCCATAACCGAAATTGGCACTTCATTGTTGTCAAACTGTAAAGGATTGTAACTCCAGTTGCCTGATATGGCTTGATCGAAATACTTCTGCATCATGGCTACCACATTGATGTAGCCTGTGTTGTTGGGCATTTCCCAAAGCAGTGTGTAAGCATTTTTCAATTTAGGAAATCCTGGCACAATCTGTTTGAGTGGACCTTTCTTGCTTTTCTTAATGGATAACAATGCTCTCGGTGGTTCTATGCCATTGGTTTCGTTGCTAACAACTGAAGAACTTTCCGATGGCATTTGTGCTGACAATGTTGAATGTCTTAATCCATATTTTGTAATATCTTTTCTTAATGATTCCCATGCCATTCTTTGTTTGTGTGGCACAATTTCATCAATCTCTTTCTTGTAGTGATCAATTGGCAATAATCCATCAGCATATTTTGTTCTAGAAAAACCTTCACAAGCACCTTTTTCCTTGGCAATTTCATTGCTGGCTTTTAATAGATAGAATTGAAATGCTTCTGACAGTCTGTCAACCAAATCCCAAGCACCTTTTTCTGAATACTTGACTCCGTTTTTAGCAAGGTAGTGTGCCAATCCAATGTATCCTATACCTAATGATCTTCTAGACTTTGTAGATATCTCTGCCGCTTTCACAGGATAGTCTTGATACTCTATAATTTCTTCCAATGCTCTCACAGCCAAGTCACATAAATTTTCCAAATCATCTAGGTTGTTCAACTGTCCCACATTAATCGCACTCAATATACACAATGCTATTTCGCCCTCAGCATCATCTATGGCATTGATAGGTGTGGTTGGCAGTGTGATCTCTTGACAAAGATTTGACATATTCACTTTGTCTTTGAATGATGAGTGTGTGTTGGCATGGTCTATATTCATGATATAGATTCTGCCTGTTTCTGCTCTTTCTTTCAAAAGGTCACTGAACAACTCTTGTGCTGGTATTGTTTTCTTTTTGATTGAAGCATCTTTTTCATATTTTTTGTATAGTGCATCAAACTTGTCTGTGCCGAACACATCGTACAAGCCTGGCACATCGTGTGGAGAAAACAGTGTGATGTCTTCTTCATTGATAAATCTTTCATAGAACATTTTAGATATCTGTATTGAATAATCCAACTTACGCACTCTGTTGTCCTCTGTGCCTTTGTTGTTTTTCAATACCAGTATGTCTTCAATCTCTTGGTGCCATATTGGAAAGTGTACAGTGGCAGATCCACCACGCACTCCATTCTGTGTACAACATCTCACAGTGCTTTCGAATTTTTTAAGGAATGGCACAACACCTGTGTGTTGAACTTCGCCACCTCTAATTTTAGCATTGATACCTCTGATACGTCCTGCGTTGATTCCTATGCCTGCTCTTCTGGCAACATACAATCCAATTGCCATGTCGCTTGAAAAGATACTTGGTAATGTGTCATCTGAATCTATCAGTACACATGAAGCAAACTGTCTAATAGGAGTTCTCACTCCTGCCATCACTGGCGTTGGAATATTGATCTTAAAAGTAGATATTGCGTCATAGTATTTTTTCACATATGACATTCTGATTCTTTTTGGATACTCAGCAAACAGTGTTGCCGCAATCATCATGTACATATCTTGTGGAGTTTCAAATAGATCACCCGATGATCTATCCTGTACAAGATATTTGTCCACCACCTGTCTCAATCCTGCGTAGGTAAAATCTAGATCTCTTTCTCTTTTGATCCAAGTGTTCATCTTTTTGATTTCCACCTTGTTGTATTTTTCCACAATACCTCTGTCATAAACACCTGCTTTGATATTTCTTAGTATCAATTTTAACAGTGGCATATATTCATACTGTCCATGTGCTTCTTTACGCACATCATATGAAAGTAATCTAGCCGCGGCATATTGATAGTTGGGTGCGTCTAAAGAAATTAAATCGTTGGCTGATTTAACTAAAATTTGTTGAACTTCTTTTGTTGTCATGCCATCATAGAATTGTATGTTGGCATTGATTTCTATCTGTGATGAAGAAACACCTGCCAAACCTTCACAGGCTTCTTCCACAACAAAATGAATTTTGTCGATATCAAGTGGTTCTAGTCTGCCGTCTCTCTTTTTAATTTTTATTGTAGAAGTATTTGTGATTTCTTTAGTATTGAATTCCATTTGATATTCTTATTCCTATTAATTTAAACTAATATTTATCGTTTCTTGTATGTTGGTAGTATAGTGTAGAACGTAAGTTTTGTCAAAGGTTGTTTTGTCCATTTTTTCCATACTGTGTGCGTCTAAAAATACGTTGTTCATTTCAATAATGTAACTAAACTTACGGTTGTTGGAATCAAATTCCGTTTTATAACAACTATGTATCATTACATTTTCTTTTTTAAAATGTTCTGTTAATATAATAGTATAACTTAATAATAGACAAATGTCAAACAAATCATATTCATTGCGTTCAATCAGTTGCCAACCATCCAACCAAGTTTCTTTTTTGTAGATATCGGTATTGGTTTTGGTTCGAGGACACAGTTTGAATACTGCCAACAAATAATCTATTGGATCATCTATATCGTTTATAATATTTCTAATGTGTTGCCAGTCCTTGAGACGTTCTGGATAACTGCCGTAAAATATATTAGGTTTAAGAGATATTTTGGATTTCAAGTGTGACATCGGCATCATCGTTGTTCGTGGCTGTTATCACAAGAGTTTCAAAGTCAGAGTCGGCATCATAGTCAAACAACTGAGTTGAAAATGTTAACACTTCAGCATTGTTACCTTGATGGTCATAAGTGTCGCTGATGTGTGAAGTGTTGTTGTCTTTATCGATCATTATCTGTAATGTGCCTTTTCTAAATCCTGTGTCACTCTGCATTTTGTACAAGTAATTGATGTGAATGGTTTTAGATGTGTCTGCTGGTAATTTAATAAAATCTTCATTTGATAATTGTTTTATTCCAAATTTAGTAGTAAACGCAGAAGTTCCTGAGTGTGGTCCTTCCACTTCTGCCAAGTAAGGAATGTTACCTGCGAAGTTGCGTATCATGGCACTTGTTCTAGAAAAGAAATCATTCGAAGTAGCATTTTTATTGCTTTCAAATTTGATAACACTGTGTGCAGGTGCTGTTTCTAAACCAGCATCATTGCCAACTTTATTAAAGATATTGCTGTCACTGATGTTTCCAAAGCCATGTTTTATCCAAATGCCTTGTAGATTTATGTCTGAAAATTTTGAATTAGAAACTTTATTGTTGATAGGACCTGTGGCTTGACCAGCAAGTCCTAAAACAGTATCTCTACCGAACACAATTCCGTATCCGCAACCTTCAATTACCGCACTATCAAAAACATTGTGTTGGACATCGTCATTGCTTAACACAGCATAACTGAATCCTGTTACAATTAACTTGTGAAAGGTGTTATCTTTTGTGGTAACTGGTGTAGATGTTGCTTCCATCAAAATTCCAACCTGCGTTGATTCAATCGTTGCGCCTTGAGATTGTACCCACGGACCTTTAATGTGTAGATCTGTGAATGAACTATTCTTACAACTGCTTAATTTTAAACCTGGATGTGTAGAATTACTTTCAAGTGTTAAACCTTTTAAGTTGATGTTGTTTGCTTGATTTAAGGAAGTTGTTTGTGAAGCAATGCCTTCACCATTTATAGTTTCTAGCACAGGAAATGCACCTGTTTGTTTGATCACAGTCTTGCCTGAGCCATCACCAATTAAATTTACATAAGGTGGTAATTTTATACTGTTTGAAATTGTGTAAAGACCTGCGTGTAATTTTAATATAATTCTTTTCTTATAGTTGTCAGCATCTTGTGAACTGCTCCAAGGTAAAAATAATTGATCTACTGCTCTTTGCAATGCTTCAGTCTGATCTGTTCCATCACCTTCAGCACCAAATGAACGCACACTCACTTCATCGTCTAATCTTGATTGTAAACTTCTTCTGATTGGAGTTGCTGATGTTGTGCCTGTTTGAATGTTTGATCCATTACGATATGTGTACTGATCACTCAGTTCAAACAGATTGTCGTGTTCTGTTAAAATTTTTGAATTACCTACTGCTGGTGCTCCTTCTGACACAGCACCGTTTCCTATATACAATTCCTGTGTATCTACAGCCCAACCCAGTTCTCCACCGGCTAATTGAGGCAATCCAGAACCTGCGTTCTTTCTTCCTCTACGTATTTGTATTCTTGATATTGATACTATTGCCAATGTTTTTCTCCTGCTGTGAGTATTTATCGTGTTATCTCAGTAAATTGAAGTTGATGTTTAAACTGTGTGTTTAATGTAGTATTCTTCCACTCTGCGCCACCATTCGTCTTTGTATTTGTTGTAGTTTAATGGTGTAATGTCAAACTGTTGATAGGTCAAATCTCTGGCGCACATAAACACGTGTCCTTCTTTGATGTCGGTGCCATATGTTTCATTGTGTGCTTCTGCGTAGGCAACCAACTGTAAAAAGTAGTCTTCAATCCATTCTTTCTTTTTGGGTTTGTTTGTCTGTTTAAAGTCAATGATACAAGGTTCACCTTTGTATTCTCCCACACAGTCTGTGGTGCCTGCGTAAATTTTAGGAAAATATAAACCCACTTCCGAACCCCAAATTTCATTCACATCCACCAGTGCATTTTCGTGTACAACCTTGGCCATTTCAAATGCCTGCTGAGCATAAGGATTGGATCCTGGAGTACTCCATTCACCTGTGGCAATATAATCTTCAATGTATTTGTGCATTCTAGTTCCTATGCCAGATGCTTCTTTTGTGATACGAGTGGCTGTTTGTTCTCCAACTCTTTTGCGCCATTCTATAAGATGTGTTTTGTCTTTGGTGGCATCCAATATGGTGGTCACTGATGCCACAGCACTGCCATCTGGGCACTGATAAACTCTTTTACCATTAAGAGAAGTTCGTGATAATTTTTTATAATCTATTTTGTTTGTTATCAATGTCATTGAGCAAAAATATTACTTTACAGTATAT